GATTGGATCGGCGCTGCGGTATCGGCCTGCATAGGTTACCTCTTTTTGTAAACTCTCTAAAGTTCGGTAAAGGAAAGGAGTGAGATTGAGACGGGGATCCGCAGCCATCGGAAGATTGGGTTGCTGCGGGTGTGGCGTCTTCATCTGTAAATTGACAATGTCAATAAATGATGAATAAGCCCTTTGTACTTCCCCAACCATTCTAAACGGAAAACCAGAAAGCATTCCTGCAATCTCATCATCAGTTTTGGACGGGAAAAGGTACTTCAGTGCTTCAATGCTATCAACACCTAATTCTTGTAGGTTCCTGGTGAAAATTGATTGGTTTAATTTATCTTGAGGAGTATCTTCGTAAACAGGTCCCATCCAACGCCAACAAATGCCGCGATCCCCGTCAGGCACTAAACCAAGGACACCATCCGGTATTTCTTTTGTATTGATTACATCATCAATTCCCGCTCTTAGGGATTTTTCGTATTTAACCTTAGCGCGTTGAAATTTTGCTTCTTGTTTCGGATCGTTAGGGTCTTCTGGAGGAATGGGGAAGACCAGGCCCAACGATTGCGCCAATGTTTTACGAAAGATCTGTTCTTCCTGGAAAATCATCAATTCAAAACAACGGCAGATGCCATAAGTATAGAGCTGAAGGCATTTTTTCTTTGCCGTGGCGCTAACACGTCCGTAAGCTGATTTAATCTCGGTTGCGGTTACGTTCGTGATGCTAAGGTCATCAATGCCGCCAAGCGCAAGACGAATTTCTGAACGCAGTTGATCTACGTAACGTGATTGCTCTGCGCTGACTGCATTTGGTGTAATAAAGCCTACACGATCTGTTGGCTCCAGGTTGGCAATAACCCTGGGCACACGCATACCAGATCCAGGTCGTCCGATATAACCAGGGGCATTGCGTGATGTCGGATCTTGTTTATAAGTAGAACTGGAAAGACTGAATTCAGACTGGAAGCCGGATTGGCTTGAAATGCTTGGGCGTTGCGCTGTATCACCTTCGGCCTTTTCAATGATATCTTGCTTGGGGCGTGAAGAAAGAAGCGTTGGATTACCAAAAAAAGATAGGTTGGCCCGGATGTTTTTAACCATTTCATCGTGCGCAACAACCTGGTTTGCAAGCCATTCAAATTCCCCACTACCTTCGGTCCCAAAGGCATCAGGATTATTGAAAACTTCTACGCAAGGAATGAACTCAAGCGTATTGACAACAGTTGTTTTATTCAATGCCGCAAAAGCTTCCGGCATGTCAAATTTTAATTCTTGCTCGCTGTGGTACTCTTCAATTTCTGTTGCGGTAATACGCAAACGCATATACCGTTTATCGGTAGAAAGACCCACTCCCCCAAAACCACGGGAAGATTTTACTTTATATGGGTAAATGATGATTACTTCCTCCAGTTCACCCTCTGGGGTGTAGTAAGTTCTGTAAGCATCTTTGTCGAACCAGTACAAGCGATATGTCTTCTTGGTAGGACGAATATAGAAAATACCTTTGCCATAGGCAAGGAATCGATCCCAAATAGAATCAAGCCGTGCATCCAGTTTATTGAATTTTATGACTTGCTGAATAAAATCAAATCGTTGCGAACCAAAGTTATCTTGATGGGGATAAAATTCAACACCTTGCCTCACCCCGAACATCTTCATCTGGGCAAGATGTGCATTTATAAGCATTGTGTCTGCAGCACCGCTTGACTCACGGTTTACTGCTGCACGCAACATTCCATCTAGAACTGAGTTCGATTCGCTCATTACCTGTTAAATCGCGGTGTGTTCATCCTACTCAATTTCGTAACCAGCGGCAAGCCGTTTGAACATGATCACATCATCCTCAACCTCGATATCAAATCGCTCACCAGGGACCAATCCCATGTCGTGGCACAATTCATCGGGGAGGGGGAAAACAGCAGAGCCGTAGCCGTCCTGTTCCAGTTCAATGGGGAAGTAGCTGTAATTCATTGAGTGATTACTCAGTTTAGTTCCAGAATACTTTATTGCAGCCAACTTTGAACCAACGCAAATTTCAATATTCCAGCTCCAGTTTGCCGCGAGCCATCAAACCATTACATAGCCAAACGAGCGCGTCAACTGTATCGTCATGGGAACTAACACCAAAATTAACAATTTCATCTGTCAATGCTTGAAATTTACGGTACTTATTGAACCTGATTTTATGTTGTTCAAATAATCCCATGATTCCCCGGAACCTTGCTACCTTATCGCCACGGAACCCTTTAACCGGATGCCACAATACATTGTAAAGACCGTGCTCAACAAGGCAAATGCGTTTGAAGTCCGCCTCCAGAGATGCTTGGTAGGCAACAGCTTCTGACCATACATCCACGCTAGTCCCGGTTGGGATATATCTGGTTCCTTCCTTGTAGACAATGCCCCATTCAAACATCATCTCCATCATGGCTTCAAGCTTTTCCAGGTTCCCCATCAAGCGGATGCGTTTGCAATCGATGACGTAAACTTTGTCACCAACGCGCCCACCAAGGACAAATACACTGTAATCATTTCTTTCTTTAACGCCAGCAGATAAATCTACACCAATACCAAGTCGGTCAAATTCTGTGGGGATTTGACCTTTGACAATTAGATCAGGAGAAAGGGATAATTCGCTGGTTTGTACAATTTGATTTTGATATTGGAAGCTGAAGCTAATTGGGGCCTGGCGACGACGATCTTGCAAGTATTCCAAAGACCACATCTCTGGCCAGTAAGAAGACTCCTCTCCAGCTTCGTCCACAACAATTGCAGATTGAACAAGTTGAATCCAATCTTTTTCTGGAATGAAAGTGGTGCCGTGCATATCGTCATGCCGGAATCTAGTGCCAAGGCAAATTGCTCGCCCTCCCTCAAACATGGTGGGAGTAATAACTGAGTTCCAGTTATCCTCCATTGCCAATCGGATTTCGCGGTTTTTTATTTCGTCGGCGGACTTACACACGTCGTCAATTATACATAAATGGCTACGCTTAGACGTAATAGCACCTTTTAAGCCCGCACAGCATAAAGTAAATTCTTCTTCACCTGCGGATTTGATCCCCGCAAATTTCCAATCAATACTCCAGTATTCATTACTATTGATGCCTTTAGCAATTTTAACCATTGGAAAAATTTCGCGGTATGTTTTACTCTCTTCAATAATTCGTTTAATGGCAGCACTTTTGGGCCGCGCAACATCAACTGTATAAGAAATGTACAGGATCTTAAGTGGTTTTTTGTTTAAAGCATGCATTCCAATTGTCCACGCGCAAAACAAACCAGCAATCGTGGACTTTGCTGATCCGCGTGGGCTAAGTATATCTACGTTGGGGCCACCAATTCCGATTAAACATTCAGTATCTTGTCCAGTACAAAGATATTTATGCCATTCTTTATGGTGCGCTGCGGGTGGTTTATCCCCTACTACATCGCAAAAATAAGCAAAATCTGTACGCGCCCTTTCAACATCAACATCTGATGTTTTTTTTACGACCTGTTGCTTTGCAGCGGCACGTGCTGTTCTGCGATGAACGCTGTAAAGACTTGTTCCCGCCACTCAGGATTAACCATATGTTGCCTTTAGCATACAGCAAAACCCTTTAAGCTGCCTTTAGGATTCCTCTTGTAAGATTTTTGTCCACACGCCCATGGACGCTTCTTGCAAGGGGCCCTCAATAGGGTCATCGCGGAAGATCAACAACATCTCCCTCAAGGCACGGTCAGCGCCAGCAAGAATCAGTCCTTGTTTATCCGTCAAGTGCTTTTCATCATTTAATTGCTTGATGGTTCCGCGTAATTCTTTTTGAAGCATGGCAATACGGGAAGTACCCATATCTTGCTTAATCATCCCCATATCAATGGCTTCACGCAACTTCGCAATATCCTGTTGCATGGAGTCAATCTCTTCCTCCATAATGGCGGCAAAATTGCGTTTTTTATAATTTTCTTTTGCCCAGTCGTGGCATTCTACAATTGTGCCTGTAAACCCAAGAAAGCGGGCGTATAGGTACATTTGTATTGGGGAACTTATTTGTTTACAAAAAGCAAAAAAAGATTCTCGGTCTTTATCACTGAGACGCTTTAGCCAATTGATTACGCTTTGTAGGCTTGCCTGGACCACTGATAATCACGTTGCGATTTGTATTTATCATAATCTAGTTGCTGCTGTTGCGTGAGGCGTTGTTGGGCCCCAGCTTCAGCGGTCTGGGCAACATTGTATTGACCAGCCATTCTGGTTTGTTCGACTCCATACTTTCCAGTTGTCTCAGCGCCTTGTACAGCGTATTTACCCGTTGTTTCGGCAACCTGTGTTTGAGCCCCAGCTTCTAGTGCTTTACCTTGTACATCATATTTGCCTGTAGTTTCTGCAACACCTAATTGAGTTTCTTTGGCTGTTTGCGCAACTTGTGTTTGAGCACCCGCTGCTACTTGTTGTCCTTGGACGTTATATTGTCCCGCCATGCGTTGCTGTTCTACGCCATATTTACCTGTAGTTTCCGCAGCCCCTAATTGGGCTTCTTTAGCCGATTGTGCAACTTGCGTTTGAGCCCCGGCTTGTATTTGCTGTCCTTGAACACCGTATTTACCTGTTGTCTCTGCAACAGACTTCTGGGCTTCCGCCCCAGTTTGTGCTTGGGCTAGTCCATACTGCCCCGAGATCTGCGCGGTTCCTAGTTGAGCGCCG